GGTAACAAATCCTTTATGTCCAGCATTTCTCGTCTGGTTTGGCTTCTTTTTGCTAAATTTGTAGGATCGTCAAGACCAGTAACCTTATCTCGCTTCAGCTCTATGTCACCTTCATCCAATGCACTGAAAGCATTATTCATACGGTTTCCGGCTCGCTCCAACTCTTCTTCAATATATGATAACGAAGCTCCAAATTTCGCCCCTTCACGCAACGCCTCAGCAAGTGCGACAGCGGCTTCGGCAGCCTGTATCTGTGCAGTCCGTAAATTATACATAGAACCGATTACATCTTCTACACCTTGTCTATTTCTATCTATAGCTTCTTGTTCTTTTTCCTTTAGATTATTAATCTCTTCCTGTATGCGTGCTCGTTCCACCTCTCTGTCGTTTGCGTTTGCGATAAATCTCGTATTTTCCATCTGCAGCCTTAAGAATCTGTGGGTTTCTGCAGTCTGAATCTTGATACTTTGTTCAGAAGCTTTAAAAGCCTTTGCTACAGCTCCTCCCTCAGTCATTAGCTCCTGAAAAGTCTTAGTCCCATCGGTTTCACTAATAGCCGCAGAAAGATTCTGTTGAATCTGTTTACCGGCTTCGCCTATAGATGCATTTGCAGCATCAAGTCCTCTACGTAAATTTTCAGCTTTTACCCGTATGTCTTTATCCAATTTATCAAAGTCACCACCACCTGTCTCTAAATCAAGCTGACCTACTAGTGCTTTCTCCTCTGGTTCCAATCCGTCAAATAATGCTTTGAGACTCGCAGCGGCACTATCCCTCTGCTGAACAGCCGATTGCTTCCCCTCTCTAAGATCTTGTCCTTTTTTTGGATTAAGGATATCATCAATACTAGCCTGTCTGTCTGCTATTTGTTTGGCTCGACCCTCTGCGTCATCAGCATATCTTGCAGAATCTATCTCTGCAAAAGCTTCATTTATCCTATATAGTTGTTTTTCAGCCTCTACCGCAGTTTCTGCGGTTTTAAGAATTTCAGCTCTCATTTGTGCTAGTTGTTCGACAAATTGGTTTGATTTTAATGCTTGAGAATCTATGTTAAGAGAGGCAAACTGCTTCCTAGAAATCGATTCAGCAGAACCTTGACCCGTTTCGGCTACTCTTGCAAACTCATCTTCAACGTCTCTATCTAATTTTTTCGCAATTGCAATTGCCTTCTGTGAGAAAAATTCTAAAGCTATTAAGGCACCCGCTAAAACAACACCTATAGCAATGAAAGCACCCATTGATGCAGCCGCAGTCATACTTGCACCAGCTTCCACAGTATCCGCCGTAGCCGCTTCCCCACTCGCAATTGCTTCCATCTTGTTGGCAGCAGTAGTAACAGCACTACTACTCGCTAAAGCCGTAAACATTTGAGCTAATGTACCACCAATACCCACCCAAGTAGCAATAGATGCAGAGGTTGCAGAAATTGCTTCTTGTGTTGTTTTTTCTAATGAAGTAAATTGTGCCCCTACAGATGCAGCCATAGCCCCCAAAAATGCAAACTGTTGTGCAGCACCTGCGATTTTATCAACTGTTTTCAAACCTTTTTGGAAACGACTTTCAGCTTGTCCAGCTCCACCCTCACTCAGAGCAGTTGAGGTACTTTCAGCTTCATCCTCCAGCCCATCCAATGACTCTGCGGTATTTTTAGCCGCTACCTCTAATTCACCAAATATAGAAGCAAGCTTTTTGAAATTAGAAGTCACATTGACTAAAGGTTTATTTAACCTTGCAACATTTTTACCATATGTCTTAAATGTTCTGGTTAACTTTTCAGTCTCTCGAATTAATTCTTTAGATTTAGGAGAAGATTCAGAACGAGAAGAAGACCCAGGAATAAAATCAGCTTCTCCACCATTTGCAAATCTCTGTACTCCACCAACACGACCACCAGCAGCAAATCTCTTAACACCAGTTTGGTTCATCTTATTAAGATTAGAATATCCAATACCCTGAGCAGAAGATTTATTAATTACAAATTCACCAGGAGTCAGGAGAGCTGGAACTGTATCCGAACCAGAAATCCCGCCACCCTTAGCTCTTCTTTGAGGCTTCACACCTGCGGTCTTTTTTAAAGCCGCTATAGCATTTTTATCAAGTTCAAGCTCTGTTAATGAGGGAAGGTTAATATTATCCGCTTGACCAGATAATCTAGTTCTGTTTAATTTGTTGCCAGTCTTTATTTGATGTCGCACATTTTTATCTAACAAAACCGCATCCGCAACGGAGGTTCTTTTCACTTCTAGTAACTCTGAACCCTTTTTACCGTCAAGAGGATGTGTAGCACCAAACCCTGTTGGCACAGTCATTCTCTTAGATTCTATGAGATATTTTTCAAATGCGTTACCTTGAGCGATAGTATTGCTACTATTTAATAGTGCTGCTTTATCGGCTTTTAACATTCTATCTACAACAGATTTTTGAGGCCGAATCTTTGTATTTTTAATGTCTCCTGTAAATGTATCGCCCTCAGTAAATTGATTTTTAGATGGATCAAAATCAACACCAGACTGTTTAGAGATATTCCTTTGACCTGTATAAACCAAATTTTGCATAGTACGACTACGTTTTGATAATTCTACAGCACCCCCACTGGCATACCTATTATTATTCATAGCCTGTAAAGTGGAAGCACCCAACTTTTTAGCACTACTTTTCTTAATAACAAATTCACCGGGACTCAACATAGCCGGAACAGTATCTCTACTTCCAGTTCCTGGCACAAATCCACCACGAGCAAAACCATGAATCTTGCCACCCTGATTTCTACGTCTTGTCCCACCAACCAAAGCAGCTAAACCTGGAGCGGCCAGTTGACCAAGTTTCATACCCATCAAAATTGTAAGCAAAGGTATCACATCTTCTAAAGCTGAAGCAACTTTAATAAACGCACTAGCTATTTGTAAAGCACCAGTTGCAAGACTTCTAAAACTACCACTATCAGCAAACTGTCTCAATAAGGCACCAAACTCTTCCTTGACTTTAGTAATTTCCACACCTAAACCAGCTTGAGCTTTTGCAGCATCTTTTGCTACAGAGCCAGCAGAGTTCTGTGCTACAGCCAATGCGGCTTGAGCTGTAGCAAACTGTTGAATCAAAGGAATAACTTTACCAACCTGCCGAAAACCACCCAACTCTTCAACAATATCACTAAATCTTGCCTCTCTAGGATCTAATTGAGATAATCCTGCAGACAATCTACGGACAGCTTCATAGGCACCAACAAATTGTCCTTGAGAATTACGAAGCTGAACACCCAACTCTTTCAATTGATCAACTGTATCAGTACGCTGAAGACGAGTAAAAATAGTTCTTAAACCAGTCGCAATGGTTTCTGCAGACTCTCTAGTTGTGGCACGCACTGAAGTAAATAATGCAATCAATTCATTAACACTACCACCAGTAGCAGCAAATACACCACCCACTCTACGAATAACAGTAATCAAGTCACTGGACTCAACAGCAAAACTTTTAGACACAGAGTTAATAGCATCCATTGTAGAAGCTAAGAATTTAATATCCCCACCAGCTCTTCTAGCCTCATCTGAAAATTGTCTTAAAACCGCAATAGCACCTTCGGTAGTATCTTGTATACTATCAAAAGTGGCAGCTAGTGTAGTTTGTGCCAATGTCTGTAATGCTTGTTTAGTCTTCGTTGCAGTAAAACCAGCTTGAGACAAGACTCTCGAAACATTTAACAACTCTGAGGATGAAACACCTAAACTGGTAGATAATCGGGTAACTTCTTTAGTTAAACCCTGTAACTGAGATACGGATTTACCAGTAACCTGAGAAATCTTAATTAACTCTCTTTCAAAAGCAACAGCTTCTTTGGTGCCGTTTCTAAAAGCACGAGCTAAGGCAAGCAAAGACCCAGTTGCAACAGTAATAACACTAAATCTTCTAGCGGCTTGAGCAAGGGTGGTATTCATGCGACCAATAGATTTCGTAGATGCATCGGAAGCCTTACTAACCCCCTGTAACTCCTTATTGAGTTTAGCTACTTGCGGTGTATTTGCCTTGACTTTTACATCTACATTAATACCCTGAAGCTGTTTTCTAATTTGGCCAACAACTTGTGCAGTATTTGTAGGTGCCTGTAACTGTATCTGTGCAGTAAGATTGAATCGCTCAGCCATCTTTACTCCGCTCTATAAAAAAAGGGGGATACGTAAAAGTTCCCCCTAGAATCATGCAAGTCCTATTGGAATATACACAATTAAACGGTTTTAGTATCCGTTTTTGGTGCTCTCGCTTTCCTTTTTGTGGTTTTAGTTTTAGTAGTGGTTTTATCTGTATTTTCTTCAGAAGTAATGGGTTTTCCATCATCATCTAAAAATGGCTTACGTTCTGCAATAGACTTCTTAACCCAAGTTTCATTACCATCATCATCGTCAACCGAAACCACTTCTTCTCCATCCATATTGACAAAATAACTATCTTCTTTGTCTTGTTTTTCTAGTCCTTCTTTAGTACGATAAGCGATATATCTACCATCTTCATTGATCAACTTACCTTCTGAATCAACCAAGTGTCCGTCATCGTTAATAAATCTCAAGTCCTCATTAACAAATTTAAATTCTTTGAGAAATTTATTCTCAACTAATCCACCTTCATAATCAGGATCAAGACCATATAACATATTCGCTAATTCACCAGAAGCCTCAACCACCCAAGGTTGATCGGTTTGTGAATCATAAGCCTGCTGATCAGGAAAATAAGGCTGACCAGTATCTGGATTAATCATACAAACACGAACCAATTCTGCAAATCTAGCATTATCAGCTTGTCCTTCAGCAGAGTTTGTATCTAAAGCATTTCTTTCAGCAATTAAATCCTTGAACCCCTCTCTTAGTTCTCTCAACTTTAAAGCAGCCGCTTTAGCATCAGACAGCTTAACACCACCACCCTTCAGTAAATCTTCCTTTTCGCTAATGTCTGTAAGAAACTTCTGGTATCTCTTTTCCTTGTCTTCACCCCATATACCCTGATCAACCATGTGATCATTAATTTTTTGACGTAGTAAGGCACCAGAATCTAAAGCCACTCTAAATGCTTTATTATATTCCACCTGTGAATCTCTATATTGCTTAGCTGTTGGATTCTTAATCAACACCTTCACAACATTTCCATCTTTGTCTTCACTTTCAATTGTCTTTTCTTTTTTATCCACCATCATTTATCTCCTTCTGACTGAACCATTGGTAAATTAATAAAATGTTTCTTACGAGTAATGTCGTAATTAATAAATTCTGTTTCCAGAAGCCTTATTTGAGTATTGCCACGATCTAATATTTTTGCACGAGTATCTTCATAAATATCATGTATTTTCTTCTGTTCTGGCGTTCTTTCTGATTCAGGTATATCGAAACCCCACAAAAAACCAAACTGTTCTTCTATAGTAGATAAAGCCCCAATCATAGTTGTTTGAATTTTCTTTTTAGACGCTTTAAACAGCTTGTCCCTAGAAATGTCTTTATACCGTTCTTCCCTTGCGTGTTTTAAATCAAGTGATTTTTGTAAGAAATTATTATCCATATTACCTTCCTTTTATTGTGTTTACTGACTGTGCATGGCCTTGTGTTGCCATATCTTGTTGTATATCATGTAATTTTCGAAAATCTAAACTACCAGCTTGATCAATTTGAGTATTTCTATTACGTATCGTAGATCTACCCACTATATCATTTAAATCATATATTTCATTTGCCGAATCTTGATTAGAAGCCATAACAAAAACCTCTTGAGAATTAGCAATTTTTGGATTAGAGGTAAGGGTATCAACTTCTTTTTGTTTTTTATCCTTTTCATATTTCCTACGCTGAACTATAAACCAGCCATCTAAACAATCATCGTCCTCAATAACTTTATCATTGGGCCGTTCATGACTTTCATAGACGTTATCATACATAAAAGAATATGAACATAATTGGGTTTGATTGACAGTAAATTCAGTGCTACACTTACCTAATAGATTCCCACTTGTTTTACCAATCATCCACATTGATCTCCAAGGATCATTTCTTGCAATCATTCTAAATTGCAATGAATCAATAGCGTGCTGACTCACGATACCCATAACATCTGACACACTGTAATAATCCCAATCATAATTATTACCATCTTCATAGATTGTAGATGCTTCGATAATCCATGCAGATCTAGCAAAATCCGCTAAACCCTCACACGAGATATGATCTAATGATTGATTTCTAGTAAGTATTTTAGCCCGATCTTTTTCGAAAAGTCTTATATGGCCTTTAATACCCTGTACTTTTCTGCGATCAAAATGAGATTTATAAGCTTCAACCTTTAGATCCTCAATCTTCTTATCTAATTCCTTTATTTCTTTATCATCGTCGGGTGACCATAACTCGCGATAAAATAGTATCTCCTTCAAATCCTTCTTAAGCAAGATATTGTTAAAATATGCTTTATTATAAGCGTCATCATATATCTCATATGATTCTTCTAAAATATCATCCGTTGGTTCTTTTACATATAGAATAAGATCGCCCAGCTTAATGCGTAGGCGACCTTTGATTATTCTATACAAAATCTTTTCATGAGAAATATCCATCCATTTTTCCTAGTTATATTCACTCGCCACAATCCTAATTTTAAATGGCTATCGCAAATATAGAGTAACCAAACTAAGCGTGATCTTTACCACCCTGAACAGTCAACACATTAAAGTTACTATATGAATAAGTAATGGTAGCATTTCCACCCCCGGTGTCACCACCAGAGTAAGAAACAGAAGCTAACTTATTCTGAGTTCCTAAGTCAAGAACCGTACCAGCTAAGTCTTTCACAACAATCGTTTCAGCGGCAAGGTTAGGAGCATTACCAGAAACATTAATCAAGTCACCAGAGGTTGCAATAACTTCAAACTCACAAGTAACTTCGATTGGGAAGGTCGCGTATCTGTGATAAGGACCAAACCGACCGAGTTCCTGAATGTTTTCTTGACCAAAGTCAGTACTAACATTAATACTTTGAATATGGGCACCACCATATGCGAATGCACCATCGTCACCTCTTTGTGCTTTAACGATGTAAGGTAAAGTCGAATTAGCTAAGTCAACATCAACCTTACGAACAACACCAGAAAGTGGTGTATCTGTACCGTTAATATTAACAGTTGGATTGTCAGTAGTCCAGTTTGCATTAGGACTTGTGGCAATCGCTCCCGCTACAGTAGTAGCATTCCAGAATCTATCATTACCAACCAAGGTAACAGATTCAGTAGCACTACCATCGACACTATAGCTATAAGCCACAGAACTTACATACATACCTGAGTTGTAGCACACGTTTCTAGGAACACCAGTAGCATGTGATAAGCCGTCATCATAAATAGCCACATAGACATCAGCTCTCTGTTTAGAAGCTGCTACAAGGTCTGTTTTACAATTACCATGAGTAGCCTTATCGAAAATTAATGAGTATCCATCAATAACCTTTTCGAGAGTTACTTCAACATCAGCAATCTGCTCAATGTTTTCATAGATCTCAATTTGACCCATTTCAAATACTTGGTCAAGAGTAAAAGTGGAACTCATACCCACACTTTGCACACCGTGAATTACATTATCTGCATTAATATCAGTTTCGCCACGCTGAGCAATAGCAACAGCTTGACAGGCATAAAATATACGTTGATTACGTGCCATGTTAATCTCCTATCTATATAGGTAAAAAATCCCCTGGTAAAGGCACTTTTATATACACACAAAAAGCTTTAAATTGCTTTAACTTGAGTAGAACA